TGTAAATTATAGCAAAAATCGACGGTCGTGTCAAGAACTAAATTTGGAACGTCAATAATTTTAGGTTGCTATAGTTCACAATATTCAATTCAGAGAAACATAACCAAAAATTCATGCTCCTGATTTTCTTAGGTACTTGAAATAGTATAAGTTACATCAGCCCACCCAGTAATGTTTGTTCTTAGAGATTCTAATGCTGTTTTACTAACCTCTAGCATTTTTATGCTTTCTCCACCGCCCGGGTCGGCTTCATTCGTATGGGTATGCATATCTAAATCTGCACCAGCATTACTATATCTAGTCCTCATTGCTGTCATCGCAGGGAAGGTTGCACTAGCTTCAATCCAAGCTCGTACTTTTTCAATTTCCCATTCTCTTAATAGTCCAATTAGTATGCCATGAGCATCTTTACCATATCCGTTTCCTCTGTAACTAGGATGTATAACCATAGTTCTTATAACACAAAGGTCTTTTTCATGAAAAATGTATATTCGAATACCTACTGCTTTCCCATCTGGTCTTTCAATAATGTAAGTTCTTATAACACCATTCGGCTGAACGCCATCTGCTACGGTAACTGCTCCGCTTTTAATAATTGAATCTGAATATTGTTTGTTATTCCACATACAAGCCGAAAACTTGTCTCTCCTATGATTATAAGAGTTATGACCTAGAGGGAAATCTTCAAAAGTTTCCATAAAAAAGTCATAATCTGATTCTTTCATAGGTCTTGCTTTCCACCCATTACTTGCTGTTACGATTGTTGTTGCTGCCATTAGTATTTACCTCCAACTGTCCAGCCTTTGACAGTTAATAATTCGTTTTCTGTTTCCACATAAATAACCTCTGTAGGTCTATCTATGTACTCTTTCTTCCCTGCATATTCTTCTGCAAGTATCCACTCTCCATCAATTAAGATAGGGTGATCATTTGTTATTTCTAACTCATTTTCCAATATGTAGTATCCTTCTCGTTCCTTGCGTAGTATATTTACTACTTTTGTTTCGCCAAGAGGACTATCTACCATATCGCCTACTTCTAGATTTTCGGGTAGCATTGCAGGAGTAAGACATTTATAGCCTCCACCACCTCCGCCACCATTATGAACTAGAATATCATCTGCAATGTAAGTATGAACATCTTTAATCATTATATTCCATACTTTTGTTGGTTCATCTACCAATTCAATAGTATGTACTTCTGCTCCATTATGTAGAGTATCTCCTACTTTTAATTCTACTGGCTCTAAGTCTAAAGTATGCTCATATTTTAAACATTCACGTTTATACTCATGAGGCTCTACACAAGTCCATTGTCCATTTGCCCATACAGGGTGTCCTGCAGTTAGACGTAATCCATTAACTTTATAATAACGTTCTGCATCGTGAGAAGCTTTTCCTTCTACGTAAGCATCTACTTCTTCTCCTGTTTCTTCATTCCAAGCAAGAACTTTTTGACCTATTTCTATATCTTCAATTGGTGCTCTTCCATCAGGCAATGATACCATGCTACCAGGTAATAAGCAGCCTCCCACTCCTGATAAGTCATAAACAGAAGCTGTTAGTACTATTGTTTTGGTACTTGCTGTATGAGTAACAGTTATGGTCTTAATGGCTGCGGCACTTCCAAAAGTTGATGAAGTCCAGGCGTCATTTCCAGAACCTGTATTTGATAATGCAAACGCACTAACATTAGTTGATGACCTTGTCCATGTAAAAGTTGCTTCAAAAGTTCCAAGTGTTGGGTGCGTTATAGCAATCACACCTTCCTGAGTAGTACCACTTGGAGTAAAGTTTGTTCCATCACTAGTACTCCAACCTTCTGCTTGTAGTCCTGATGTTACTGAAATTGAGCCCCATACTAGTGCGTTTGTGACCGTAGTATTATTATAACTTGAATCAGTTAATCCTAAAATAGATAATCCTGATAAGTCTAAGTCAAGATTGAATTCACCTATAAATAAGTTATCTATTTGACTTCTGTCAAAATAAAGGAATGGTGTTCCCCATACCCAACTACCTGATGCATCAGTACCTGCTGATTGCCAAATTGTTACAGTACTAGATCCTGTTATATTTGCTGTAGTCCATGTGTTATTACTAGTAGATGTAGAAGTTATATTACCACTTGGTGATGAGGGTGCTGAACTCCACCTCGTACTTCCTGTTTTTCCATAGTATACTACTTTTGAGTTTGTTCCGTCTGCTCCATCTTGTCCGTCTTGTCCATCTTGTCCATCTTGTCCATCTTGTCCATCTGACCCATCTTGCCCGAATCTTCCTACAACTACTGGCGATGACCAAGTAGCTGATACTGAAGCACCTGCTGAAGGATTTCCGGTAATAGCTCTATGAGATTGCCAAAGGGCTTTATTAGTAGAAGTTACTGTTGGGGCTCCATCGTACCAAGGAGCACTTGGTTGATCAAATCCCCAAGAATTATTAGGAGAACTTGGTGTAGTACTTTCGTTAGCTGTTATTGCAAAGATATACTCTATACCTGCTCCATCTGAGCCATCTGCTCCATCTGCTCCATCTGAGCCATCTGCTCCAGCGGCACCATCATCTCCTGTTTTTGATTTAGTAATAGTTTGTTGTTTAGTTTGAGTAAATGCAGTACCTTTTGAACTTTTACCTGTTATAGTATAAGTTATTGCATAAGAATCCGTTCCTGTAGCCACTCCTGAATGAGCCCCTATTGTACAATAGGTAGCATTACCAGAACCGCTAGAACTTACTGACCCTTCTGTTATATTTGCTGTATTTCCTACAGATACTGTCCATTCTCCGTTTCCTGGAGTACCTGAAGCAATAAATTTCAGTAGACCAGCACCTTCATAACATTTTATGTCTGTGCCACTTCCTGTATAATTTGAAACTGCTCCTGTTTTACTTGCTGCTAATACGTGGGCTTCATTAGTTAGTATAGTAGTTATATTTCCATCTATAGCATCTAATAGTTCTAATGTTACAGTATCTGAAGCGCCTCCGTCATCAGCATGGAGGGTATATGTAACTGTCATACCGTCTGCCATATTTGTGGAAGTTACGACACAACTTGGACTTGTATGAGTGTTAACTACACTTGTTAAAGTACCTCCGCTATTTGACCATGCTCCGTTTGCAGTAGTATTAGATGTATTTGCTTTGATTGTAATTGTATTTGGAACATACTCAGTTGTAACCCCGCCCCCTAAAGACTCTCCTTCGACATCTCTTAAAGTCCACATATGGAAGTTAGACGGAGTAACTTGAACCATTTTTGCAGAATCTCCATCGCTTCCTTGCGCTGCTTTTGTAAAGGATAGTATTCTATCTGCGATAACTGTATTTGCTCTTCCTCTGTCTACCAGTCGTATTGTTGCTTGTGCATAGGTATGAGCGTCCATATCAGTATCACCGATAGTTATCTGTCCATTTGAATCTATTTGTATATCACTATCATTATCAAAACTAACTCTTGCGTATGGGTTTGTATTTCCAGAACTATCTACTATACCAAAAGTATTTATAGCTGTACCACTTGAAGCATAGGTATATGTTTGTGACCCTTTCTTAACTGTAAAGTCACAAGTGAAAGCACTCTCATTTGTTACTGTGCCATCAGTATTTGCGTCAAATGTAAAGTTTTCGTTCGTTCCTTGAACTGAATACGGAGATTCGCCTTGTGAATTACCATATTTTTGCAAAGTATATCCACTACCTGTTCTAGTGACTTTGCCCATGATAGTATCTGTTTGATAATCTGCTAGAAAGTTAGGTTTATTAAATGCTTGATTATCCCCATCTACTATTTTTACTCTAGTAGGATTATGAGTATACATTTCAGTATCACTAGCAAATCTTTTTGGTTTGTGATAGTAGGTTACACTATTATTTGTAAAACTAAAAGTATTTCCTAGTGCTAATTCTCCGTCAAAATTAGTAGAGTCTAGTCCTTCCCACTTGGAAGCTGCTGATGCAGGATCTGCTTTTAATGTTCCTGTTGCTACAGCGAAAGTATTATTTCCAGGGACATAAAATTGATTTGCTACTTCATCATGTGCTACTGCTATAAAAGCACTTGCACTATGGTCAAAGTATACATAGCCTACATTTTCCGCGCCTCTAGTTCCAGCTGCTGTCCCTAGTCCTGTAAAATCTAGTTGGGCTTGACTAGTGACTGCGTGTTCATTTGTTCCGTCATTGTGATAAAAATTGGTGTTTTCAAAGGTAACTTTTCCACCAATCAAATCAAAATCAGTACTTATATTACCCATTCCTGGTATAGTAAAATCTCCTAATCCTATATCTGCTTCACTTGGAGCTACTGCCCTATTGAAGTCTACAGCTATTGGGCCTACTTGTAATACTGGGCTTCTTTTACTATTTAGAGCTACAGTATATACTCTTACATAATAGTTTCCTGAGTTTATTCCTCTAATAGCGGCGTCGCTAACATGTGATAATCCTGCAGAAAACCATTTCTCTCCATCAAATGACCATTCACAATCATATCCTCTAATAAAATTATAAGGGGTTCCATCTGCTTTCAGAGCAGGATCCCAATCAAATACTAATTCATTTACATTTTGGTGTCCTTCTCTAACTATTCTTGGAGTTAAGTCAAGATTAGTAGGGGCAGGTACTGCTTCTAAACTATCAGGTAAAAAATAATTTCTATATTGCGTTAGTGCTTCATTTTTGTCGACTGCATCAAATTTAGAGGCATTATATTCTAGTCCTGTTATTTCTAAGCTATTTCTTTCTGTTTCCACTACAGCCATGACTCTAAAAAGGTCGGCTTCTTGTTTTGTTTTTCCTGTTGCAAGAGCTGAACGATTCAATACCCATATCTGGTCACTAGAAGGAGCTTCTGAAAACGCACTAGATACAGTTATAGTTTTTCCTGAATTACTTATTTCACTTACAGTTTTTGTTTCTGTAAAGGTATAAGGAGTCCATTGTACAAATACCATATTTCCATCTACATCAAATACACTTGCAGCTAATTCTTCATTTTTAACTGTTATATCATTATTGGCGTCTTCCCACCCAAAAGTTAATGTAGCTGCAGATACTGTTCTTGCAGTTGATAGTGTAAGAGTTGTACCATCTATTCCTTCTACTGTATCTCCTGCCGTTATTCCGGTTCCAGTAACGTACATGCCTGTTTTAATGGCATCGTTAGCTGCAGTTAGGGTAACTGTTTTCGAAGAACCACTAGTACTACCTACTGCTGTAGTGGTACCTATAATACCATCAGTATCTCTCCAAGTGCTAATCTCTGTTCCTCTCAGAACAGTAGTATTTGTTCCTTCAATATCAATAACAGCGGAATCTTGTGCGAGTAGAGCTTTATACCCTACAAAACTACAAGTTAACATATAATCTGCTACATTATACCCTGTTTCTCCTCCAGTAGTACCTGTTCCGTCTGCAAATCCTGTTGGTTTCCTATCTATATTTATAGCTGTTGTACTTGAACTAGTAGATATTCTTCCTCCCCAAGATTTGCCTGATTTATTTTGGTCGTTTACTTGGATAATGTCGCCAGGTCGCAAAAAGGCTGCGTTCAAAGAAGTTGAGAACGTTACAGTATTGGTGTTCCAATTATTAGTGAGCAACTTCCACTTACCCAACCTTCTTGCTTGACCTCGAGACGTACAACCAAATGCTGTGGTTGCCTCTGGCTTTATAAATTCATCATCTTTTTGAAGAGTTTCTTCTAATTCTACTATTTCTACTCTTTTTCTATAGTAATCTTGAGGGTTATTCCACGAAACTGTAACAGAGTTAGTTCTTGTCTTATTTGATGTTCCTTCATATTTAAACATTCCATCTATAACGTTTGCATTTGTAAACTGATAGACTGGATCTTTTTCTGAATCTTGAACTAAATAAGCTTCTCCATTGAGCCAATATGTCATTCCTCTAAATATACTTCCTACATCATTTAGTACTTTATATGCTTCTTCTTTACCTGCAATACATATATTCGCACTAAACCTTGGTTCGTGCAATCCTGATGACCCACTCGGGATATAGTTAGTGTCATTAGTACAATGTATACTTAATAAGTCTGCTGCTTCTACACCTGCTGGTACGAGCTCATCACAATATCTTCCTATTTGGAATAATTCCCATTTATTTACTTGAGTTTGGTTAAGGTAATTGCCTAGTCCATAAACCTTATTCGTAATTAAGTCATTGAATACCCATGCTGGATTATTACACCAAGATTGATAGAAGTTTCCGTCCCAATCTTGTTCGTTTGCCATTACTTTACCAGTTGTAACATTTCGTCTATAGTTTGCGGGAATAAGTACCATCTCTGAAGATTCAACTGTTCCTGAACCTCCGCCTGTAATTGAAATTGCTCCTGTGACTGCGCTTTCATTTGCAGCAACATTTCTTAAGTATATAGTATTTCCTACTATTTTATCTATAACTCCACCTGAAAACATAGCTGCTGTTATTGTCCCAGAAGCTGTTGTACTGCTTAAAGCAACAACCTCTCCGTCTCCACTATCTGCGCTTTCGTCCCAAGGCAGTTGTAATTGATAAGTAAAAGTAGTTGCACTAGCCGATGTACAAACAAATTCTCCTTCCCAGTAGCTTTGTACTGTTGCAGTCCCAGATACTCCTTGAATATCTGCGGTAAAAGTTTTTCCTACTGGTACTCCGTGCGCTGGAACTGTTGCTGTTGCTGTGTACCCTGATTCTTGATTTCCTGAGGCGGTAAGAGAGCTTACTGAAAGAGTTTGAGAGATAGTATCTCCAACACTAAATCCAGAAGCAGAAGTTAATCCTAACTTTCTACCATTATAGTCTATAGGAAAGTGATTACTTGGAATCTGTATTAGTTTTCCATCTATTTCATATCCTCTTGATGGAATACTATTAAATTGCTCAGCATCTATAACTCCTCCTATATACGCAGTATACGGATAAGCTAGCTTATCGCATATACTAGCTTCTATAGTATCTACAAAGATTGCATTTGATACTTCGTTGTTATCATTAGACTCTGCTCCACCAGTTCTAACAACTGAAACAGACCAATCTGTCATTCCATTTATAGCTTTATATTTTTCTATATTAAAACCGAAAGTGTGGGCATATTTACCTCTAACCTTTCCTTGAAATCCTGTTCTAAATATATTTCGCTTAGTTAATACACCGTCATTGTCTACCCACCAAAAGTCAATATTAAAGTAAACATTTGTAGTATGAATATCCCCTTTATTATCTCCCTTTTTAGTTATAGACTGCATACCTGTTGTAGAGATAGTTACTTTTACATAGTCTGTTTGGTGCTTTTCAAAAGCGCCACTAGATATGGCGTGTTGCTGAGGTTCACTTTTTAGTAATTCTGCTCCTGAAACTTCTTGTACATAAGAAGCAGTTGGGTAGTCTGAAAAGAAAGTTGCATCAACCGTTTGGTCTGCGGTTCCGTTTCTAGACACCATTGTAAAATTATTAAAGTTACTAGTTTCACTAACCTGCCCAGTAGCTTGGTTTACATCTCTTAGACGAACTTCATCAACAAGTATTGAAGCATCTCCATAGACTAGTCCTTTAATTGGTCCTTCTGCTATTGCGTCTACGAATGCGGCACTCTGCCTTGCATACATATTATCATCTGCTTCAAACGTATTACCAGAGCCTCCTTTACCTCCTCCAGAGCCTCGTATTTGTATTAGTTTAGTCTTACTCATTTTATTCTCTAATATTGATCTATAAGTGGGCCAAAGAATCCGCCTCTTCCTCGTTGACCACCAGTGCTGCTACCACCATACGCCATATCGTTCCTTGTTTTTGAACCGGGCTCTCTAAAGTCGTCTATACCTACCATATTTCTATTTTTACTAAGTTTTTCTCGTGATGTTTCTGTGAAGATTGAAGCAGATATTGTTTTTGATCCTACAATTGCTCTTCCATATACGAGAGGAATTGGCTCTCCTTGTTTGACTGTATTACTTGGGCCTCCAAATAAATAGTTTTCTGCTTGTTCTGCGGATTCTTGATCGGGGACATCAGGAGTTAACATCATAGCTGCTCCACCGAGTATTAGTCCCATTCCTAACATTCCTAATCCTTGTGTAGCCAGCATAGCGGTAGTACTAGTGAGGCCGTGCAAAGTAGCTACATTTGCTGCGGTTAGAGTGGCTCCTGCTTCTATACCGAGTAGTGTAGCTTGCGCTGTTGTTGCTGCTCCTCCTGCAACTGCTGATGCTCCTGCTACTGCATTAGTCATAAATTGAGGAACAAAAGCTCCTCCAAAACCACCTGTTATTGCTATAAGAGTAACTCCTAGAATCATGGTCATAATTGAACTTTTTGATCCAGCAATTACTGGTACAAAAGTATAAGATTGATGAGAGTTTCCATGATCGTTAATTACTAATTCCTCTAGCATTTCCATTGGCTCGTCATCTATAAGAACTTCATACCCTTGTATTCCTTCTGATTCAGTAATAAATTGACGCATACCAGGGCGCTGTGCCATAATTGCACTAAGGGCTTCTGCAGGAGAGTTTACATTTAAATTCCACTCCTGTCCGAACTTTTCACCCAACGGGCCTTCTAAATAAACTTTTCTCATGTCATACTCTGGTGTCTAACTACTATTCTAGTTATTTGTTTCCATATCCCGTTATAATTGTCTCTGCACGATAATCTGTTTGGTGCATGATGTAACATTCTTCCACGTCCTACATATATGCCTGCGTGATTTGCAACATCTGAATTTAGAGCCATTAAAATGACGTCATGAACTTGGAGGCTACCATCTGTTACTTGTATAAACCCTTCATTTTGAAAGTTCTCCAAATAAAGATTTTTTCCCTTTTCCCAAAATTCCCACTCATACTCATATGGAGGGATAATTATATCATGCGGCTCGAAATAGTCTTGCAAGATAGTGAAGCAATCATGGACGCCATAGACGAAGGGTCTTCCCAGTAGTTCATTACTAGTTTCTTGCGGTTCCAATTTTATCCATTCGTCATTTTCTCCAAAAATATACCACGGGATTCCTAATTTATCGCAAGCAGCCCTGTCCATAGGACTAGGTACTGGAGCGGCGTGGGGGTGGCTGTGTACTACACCTACTATATCACCTTTATCTGAATGTTTTTTATAATCCATTGGGTCTATAATAAAGTCATTTCTTGGATCTTCTGCTTTGTTGTCACAAGGATTCCATCTTATTCTGCCTCGCTCTAAAGTTATAAGACCACACGCTTCTTCGTGTTCTTTTTCATAAACATATTGTTTTACATCTTCTAGTATTGATTCTATCATTAGTATAACGCTGCTCCTGGGAACCCGCCAAATGGCAAGTCCACATTTCTTGTTCCTCTTGTATTTATTTGTGAAAAGGCTGTTGCTCCTGATCCATCACCTGATATAGTTACTGCAGGAGGACTAGTATATCCAGTTCCACCGGCTGTTACTGTAATTTTTGTTACTTTTCCACCAGATACTGTTGCTGAAGCTGCTGCTCCAGAGCCTCCACCTCCACTAAATGATACTGTTGCTGAAGTATATCCAGAGCCTTGCATTTGTACTCCTGTACTTGCATCAGTTAGTGATACTTTTGTAACACCGGATCCCTGTGGTTCATGCCCATATCGAATAGCGCATGAATTTAATCGCTTCCCACAAACATCGCCAAATTCCCAATAACTTATATTAGTTGGCTTTATAATATCTTCTGCCGAGTCACTTGTAGATAAAGTGTGTGCTGTTATACATTTATATAGTGTAAGTCTCGTGGCTTGTACATATCCCATAGTACTTACTGTATCTCCATCTACACTTTGATCATCTTCAACTGTTATAGTATAAGTACTACCTGAGCCTTTTGCTTTTACATAGACAGGTATGCTCTTATAGTTTTGATCAGCATGAGTAAATCCTTTTAATATAGTAAAGTCTCCTACACTAAATACATCTCTTGCAGCTGCATTAGCTAGAGTTAGAGTTCTTTCATTAGTTCCGTCAGAAACGGCAGATACGGGATAAAGCCCGCCAATAGGTCTGTAATATTGTACATAGTCTCCTACTGAATAACTTTTTGCTTCATATAAATTAGCTTTTCTTTTAACTGTGTTATCTTGTGTACCCCACACAGTATAACTCGTTATTTGATTATCGTCTTTATCAAAATATAAAGTATATTCTGTAGAAGTTCCCTCAGTAGTAATACTATATTTATTATCTGCTGGCCAGTCACAACCACCTTGATCGGTATCTTTATACTTCCAAGGACAGCGTGCTGCAATAATACTTCTTCGGGGTAGTTTAACTCCTTGCACATCAAAAGCAGAAGTTAGTTCAAATTCTACATAAATAGGAGTTTCTGTTGCCTTTCTTTCTATATAATAGACATCTCTATTAAACTCTACAGGAGGATTAGTAGATAAGTATTTTTCAAGAGTTCTTCTTCTTATTACTTTTGCTCCAACTAAGTCATCAAAATTAGCAAGATTTGCACTCCAATATTGATTGATATTTGCAAACTTAACTTGAGGTCTAGGTAATGAGCCCGTTCCTCTAACTTCCCAACCTTCTGACTCTACTGGAAACGCGCTATAAGTTTGTTGTCCATAGTGACTAGCAGTTGTTGAGCCAAAGTTATTTTCATCGTTTAAACTGTACCAAGTTATATCGGCAGTTCCATTTCTACCATCATGAAAATAAAGCTTATCTATACCAGGTCCTCCAATATCACTTTCAGGCAGTAAAACTTCAAAAACGGTTATTAAACCGCTTGACTGACTTTGTCCTTGTAGGTCTGTAACTAACGAATTATTAGCTCCTACTATGGGCTGACTCATGGTTCAAATACCTCTCTTGCTGTACAGGTTAGTGCATAATAATTATCATGAGTAAGCGTTCGATTATACCCCTCTATTACAACTATTACATTTTCTTCTCCATCAACGGCATGAGGTACTGTTAGTCTACAAGTATCTACACTTGCTAATTGATTAAAAAATTTATATAATTTATCTATATCTTCTTTAGTTCTATTATTAAAACTTAACCCCCATTGTCGTGGAAGATTATTTATACCATCGGCAACTCTCATTTCATAGCCGTCTCCAAATCGGGCACTTAATACTCTTGGTTCTGGCTGCTCGCTAACTCCTCTATCATAAACAACAGCGCCACTAAAACCTGTTATATTGGTTCCTGCAGATACTGTTCCTCCACCTGTTTGTACTGTATTTGTTGTTATTCCTATTGCCATTATGTTCTACCTCTCGATCCTTGAGGATTTAATATCCCGCCCGGTCTCATTTCTTGTTGTAAATGTGCTTGTACTAAATTACCTACAGATCTTCCAAGTCCTTGTAGGCCATCTCCTGATACTTGTGACTGTGCTTGTCCTTGACCATTCATACTAATAGAAACATTAACGATATTACCACCGCCGCCGCCACTTAATTCTACAGGAATACTTCTATCATTTCCTAGTGGTACTACTGCTTCTGTTCCGTGAAGGGTTGCCTGATAACCTGAATTTGGCCCGTGTGCTATACCGCCATATCCATAAGACCTTCCACTTTTAGACATAACACCGCCATATCTTCCAGCAGGAGCGGGAGCAGAAGGAGCACCAATTCCCATAGTCATCATAAACTTTAAAGCTGCTGCTTTTAAATAAGCTGCTGCTAGGTCTGCTAGTACCT